CGGCTCAAACCCCGGACGTTAAATCTGCGCTGGCCGGTTTTACGGAAGACTTCAAAGGGTTTCGAACGGATCTCGAAAACCGCCTGATGCGCCAATCACAGCGGCTCGACGCTCTGGACCGCAAAGCGATTGCAGCCAATCGCCCCGCATTGGCGCAAGCTGCCGATCCCGCCACGCCGCATTGCAAAGCCTTTGCTGCCTATGTTCGTCAAGGCGACGAAGATCGCTTGCGGAGCCTCGATACCGAGGAAAAATCTCTGAACACGATGACGCCCGGTGATGGCGGCGTCTTGGTTGATCCGCAAACCGCGAGCCGAATCGAGACGATCTTGCGAACCACGTCATCGATCCGCGCCCTCGCGCGCATCGTTCAAGTGGACGCGACGGCCTATGATGCCCTGATTGATCGTTCAGAACTAGACGCTGGTTGGATCACTGAGGCGGATAGTATCGGCGACACGGCCACTCCGACGATTGACCGTATCTCGATTCCTCTCCATGAGCTGAACGCGACGCCAAAAGCTTCTCAGCGCTTGCTCGATGACAGCGCCTTTGATGTGGAGGGATGGCTTTCCGAACGCATTGCCTCGCGCTTCGCCCGTGCCGAGAATGCTGCGTTTATCAGCGGTGATGGCGTCGATAAGCCGAAGGGCTTCCTCGCTCATGACAGCGTTCCGAATGACACCTGGCAATGGGGTCAAATCGGTCATCTGACCACGGGCGAGGCGGGCGGCTTTGGTCCTGATGGCGGCGATACGTTGATCGACCTCGTCTACGCGCTGGGTGCAGGTTATCGGGCGAATGCCAGCTTTATGATGAACTCGGCCACGGCGGGTGAAGTTCGCAAACTCAAAGATGCTGAGGGTCGCTACGTCTGGGCGGAAAGCCTTACCGAAGGTCAACCCGCGCGCCTACTGGGGTATCCCGTCGCCATCGCCGAAGAGATGCCAGACATTGCCGATGGTGAAGACGCGATTGCCTTTGGTGATTTCCGCAGTGCCTACACCATTGCTGAACGGCCTGATCTGCGAGTCCTGCGCGATCCATATTCCGCCAAGCCGCACGTTCTTTTCTACGCGACCAAGCGCGTCGGCGGTGACGTCACGGATTTCGTGGGCATCAAACTGCTTCGTTTCGCAGCGTAAGCGGCGCTCACTCCTCCGCCGTCTCCTTTCCGGCGGAGCAGGGCGATGCACCTCTTCCTGTGCGCCGCCCCAAACCCCCTTTTGGACCCGCCCCTGCGCGCGTTCGCGCCCGGCCAAAAGGGAGTCTTCTTTCTCCAACAGCGCGAGAGATCATGCTTGAACAAATCATATCGCCCGCCGCACTCGCGGTGCCGACAGCAACGCTCGCCGAGCATCTTCATCTGAACACGACGGCCCCCGAACTCGACGAGACCGCAACCCTCGAACGTTTCATCGAAGCAGCCAGCGCAGTGATTGAGCGCCACGTTCAAATCGCACTTATCACGCAGACATGGCGCTGGACCACGCAGACGTGGTGCCGGCCATTGCCGCTTTCCCCGGTCGCCGCGATTGAAAGTATCGAGATCATCGACCCGGAGGGCACATCCGAAACATGGGATGGCTGGTTCCTCGTCCATGCCCCGCGTCCTCGCATTGGCACCCGTAAAGGCCAAGCGCGTCCGCAAATCGCCACGGACGGCTATGCTCAGATTACCTTTACGGTTGGGTATGGCACGGGTTGGACAGATGTCCCGCCCGACCTCCGACACGCCGTTACACTCCTCGCGGCTCACTATTACGAGAACCGCGNGTATGGCACGGGTTGGACAGATGTCCCGCCCGACCTCCGACACGCCGTTGCACTCCTCGCGGCTCACTATTACGAGAACCGCGAAGGGCAAGGCGATCAACACACACCGCTGCCCTCTGCCGTGAACAGCCTGATCGCACGTTACCGTCCCATGCGCCTCTGATCGTCGAGGATTTCCGATGCCAAGCTTACCTATGCTCCGCCGCCTCGCGCGGCTGGAGGTGCAGACTCATATGCCCGACGGCTCCGGAGGTTTCACAAAAGGCTGGGTCAAACTCGCCGAACACCGCGTTTCCATCACCCCGACCTCTGGCGTTGAACGTTTCGAAGGCAGCCAACAGGCCAGTTATGTCACGCACCGCATCCGCTTGCGGTGTACCCGCGTGCTACGCCCCCGTGCCGATCAGCGGTTCACGGTCGGCGCGCGGCGTTTCGACATCCGAGCCGTTTTAGACTCTGATGGCCGGGGCCGTTTTCTCACCTGTCTTTGCGAGGAGCACCCATGAAGCATTCCCTAGCCTTACAGACCAACCTGTTTGAGCATTTACGTTCTGACACCGCTCTGACCGCCGCCCTAGGTGGTACGCGCATTTATGACGCGCCGCCGCACGCTCAATCAGGCGAAGGTTCTCCGCCCTACATTACGCTTGGCGACGAGAGTGTGACGGCGTGGAACACGAAGACAGAAGAGGGCACCGCGCATGAGCTGACCTTCACAATCTGGTCAGCCGAACGTGGGTTCTCGCAGGTCAAGACCATTCAGGCGGTACTCGCCGATGCTCTTGCGACTGTGCCCTCCATGCCGGAGGCGCGGATTGTCGATCTTCGTTTTGTGTCTTCGGCCACCCGCCGAGAACGTCGCACGCGCTTGCGCCGAGCGGATTGCGTCTATCGCGCTCTTGTCGAGTGGGACGAGGCGGCTTAGAACACGGGTCGAATGAGCGAAAGAACGAGGAAGTCCCATGTCTGACTCCAAATCTGCCTCTACAGGAACGTTCCTTTTTGCGCTTCTCGTGGCGGCATCGGGCGGCCTCGTGGTTGGTTGGATTGCACGCGAGCAAATCATCCCGGATCAACCCCCGCTCACCTCATTACTGTCTCAGCCAACTGTTGAAACGGTTGCACCGCCAGACCCTGCCGCAATCGCCGCTGCCGAAAGTCAGCTTGTCCGGCAATACGAACAGATCAATCTCAATTTCGTCAATCAACTTCGCAAATACGGCGAGCGCTTAAATGGAATCGCCGATGTCGCCGAAGCAGAAGGCGCATCTTCTGCTGCCCAAGCGATGCGAGATTTCGGCAAAGAGACGGACGACGTCATTGCGCGGTTTGATAAAGTAGCAAAACAATAGGTATCACGATGCCTGTTGTTTTGCGGCTAAACGCAAAGTAACAGCCAGTTCCGCAGCGCCATTGAGAGCAGCGGGCAGACTTTGCAATCTGTCGGCTCAGACGGGCCTATTGTTTTACGGCGACACGCGCTTCAACGAACCACAAATCGAACACGATCTGCTGCCCCGGCCCTACGCCGGGGCTTTTCTTTTGCATGCATCAATCCCAAAAGGACTCTCCTCATGCCCGCTCAAAAAGGCCGAGATCTCCTCCTCAAATTAGACCCTGACAACACCAACAGCTTCCAAACCGTCGCGGGCTTGCGCGCGACACGGATCAGCTTCAACGCTGACACAGTCGACACAACCCACCGCGAGAGCGCTGGCCGTTGGCGCGAACTACTCGCTGGAGCGGGCGTTCGTTCTGCTGCGCTCTCCGGTTCCGGCCTCTTTAAAGACGCGGTTGCCGATGAAGCCACGCGCAAATTGTTCTTCGACGGGACCATTGCCCGCTGGCAAGCGATCATTCCGGATTTTGGCACCATCGAAGGTCCGTTTCAGATTACGTCCCTCGAATACGCGGGCGATCACGACGGCGCAGCGACGTATGAACTGTCCCTCGCCAGCGCAGGTGAGCTGACCTTCACTGCCACCTGATCCCAACAGAAAGAACGTCCATGCCCAACCCCCACCGGGGCGAAGTGACCGCCATGCTAGACGGTCACGCCCATACCCTGCGCCTCACTCTTGGCGCGCTTGCCGAACTCGAATCTGCCCTTGATGCCGCCGATCTTGTTGCGCTTGCCGAACGATTTGAACGTGGTGCCCTCACCGCCCGAGAAGCCATTGCGATCATTGGCGCGGGGCTGCGCGGTGCTGGACATGACATAACGGATCAGGATGTTGCTCGAATGACCCCCGATGGCGGTATTGCGGCCCTGATTAAAGCAGCAGCAGCTCTCTTAACCAAGGCTTTTGCCGGATGAACTGGCCTTTGCTCATGTCGTTCGGTCTCGGTCAATTGCGTCTGTCACCTGAGACGTTTTGGTCAATGACCCCCGTCGAATTTCGTGCTGCGGTCGTCCCCTACACCGCAGATCCAATGACCCGCGAAGCTCTCGACCGCCTCGCTGCCCAGCACCCGGATACCGCCGATGGAAGATAATCCGTCTACCCTGACAAATGACCTTCGTATCTTGGCCACCGAAAGCCGACAGGCATTCGCGGCTGTTGCAGAGGGCGCGCGTACATCTCGCGCCGCCCTGCGCGAAACCTCTGAAGCAACTCGCGCGCTTTCTTGTGCATTCAGAACTGCCTTAGGCGGTGCTTTTCGCGCGGCCTCACAAGACGGCGCAAAGTTGTCTGACGTGTTGAGAGGGGTTGCCCTCGATCTTTCGCGCAGCCTCGCCAACAGCGCAATCAGCGGTTTGAGCAATCAACTCGGCGGCGCGCTCGGTCAAGGCATCGCATCCATTCTCCCTTTCGCGAAGGGCGGCGTGATTGACGCGGGTCAGGTCCGCCGCTTCGCGAGCGGCGGAATTGTTTCTGGCCCCACAACATTTCCGATGAGGGGCGGAACAGGATTGATGGGCGAGGCTGGCCCAGAGGCCATCATGCCACTGCGCCGTGGCCCTGATGGTCGCCTCGGTGTCGCCGCAGCAAGCGGTGCTCCAACGATCAACGTGACCATCAACACGCCGGACGCCGATAGCTTCCAACGCTCCCGCACCCAAATCGCGGCAACGCTCGCCCGTGCCGTGGATCGCGGACGTCGCAATCTTTGAACTCGAGGGCTCTATGACTCCCTTCCATGACATACGCTTCCCGACCGCGATTGCCCTTGGTGCTACCGGAGGACCGGAGCGTCGCACACGCATCGTGACGCTGACCAGCGCTCATGAAGAACGCAACACCCCGTGGGTACATTCGCGTCGCCGGTTTGATGCCGGTTACGGGGTCAAGACGCTTGACGATCTGCACGACGTTATTGCGTTCTTTGAGGCGCGGCGAGGACGTCTGCACGGCTTTCGTTGGAAAGATGCGGCTGATTTTAAGTCCTGTGCTCCGAGTGAAGCTCCGTCGCTGAGAGATCAAACGCTTGGCAGTGGCGATGGAGGAATGACCCGCTTCCAACTGATCAAAAGTTACCGCTCCGGCGATCAAAGCTACGCCCGCGTCATTGCCAAACCAGTTGACGGCACCGTCATTGTCGGCGTTGACGGCTCAGCCGTCAGCGCCGACGTCGATTTCGCGACGGGTGAAGTCACCCTCGGCTTTCCCCCTCCCGCTGGGGCGATTGTTACCGCTGCGTTCGAATTCGATACCCCCGTCCGCTTTGATACCGACCGTCTTGACATAAATCTCGCAGGTTTCGAGGCCGGTGAAATTCCGTCCATCCCTGTGATCGAAATCAGATTGTGAGCGGCACATGAAGTCGATTCCTCCAACACTACAGGCCAAACTCGACGGCGGTGTCACGACATTGTCGCGTTGCTGGACCGTAACCCGCAAAGACGGAACCCGTCTTGGGTTCACCGAGCATGATGAGACGCTGATGCTGAACGGCATCGCGCACGAACCCGATGCTGGTCTAAGCGCTGGAGCGCTCGAATCTGCCAGTGGTCTGGCGTCTGACAATACGGATGTAATCGGCGCACTTTCGTCCGATGCGATTACAGAGACCGATCTTGAGCGCGGTGTCTATGATGGGGCTGAAGTGGATGTTACGCTCGTCGATTGGACGGAGCCGACCGACAACGTGATTTTGTTTCGTGGCAATATCGGAGAGACCACGCGCGGTCCCGCCGTTTTTTCGGCGGAACTTCGCAGCTTGGCGGCAAAGCTTGATCAACCAATGGGCCGTGCTTATCTCACGCAATGCGATGCGGCGCTGGGTGACGAGAGATGCCACGTTATTCTGACCCCGACCACTGCAACCGTCACTGCGATCTCGCCCATGGGAGAGATTACCGCAATAGGTCTTCGCGAGGGTCACGCGCGCGGTTTGTTGACATGGATCAGCGGTTCAAACGCAGGCACAACGCATCCCGTCCGCGATCAGGCGGGGGAGGCCCTTATGCTCTGGGCACCCCCATCCGATCCAATCCAACCCGGCGATGTGTTCGAGGTGACACAAGGCTGCGATAAAACCCTCGCCACTTGCCGCGACCGTTTCGATAACGTCGAAAACTTCCAGGGGTTCCCGCACATTCCCGGCGATGACTTCGCTACCAGTTATCCCAACCGAGGCGAGGGCAATGATGGCGTCATCTGATCTATCGCTTCATCAAATGACGATCCTCGATGAGGCTCGTCATTGGCTAGGAACCCCATTTCACCATCAAGCCAGTACATGCGGCGCAGGTGCTGATTGCCTCGGTTTGGTACGTGGGATCTGGCGTGCTCTCTATGGCACGGAGCCGGAACCCGTTCCTCCCTATGCGCCGGATTGGGCCGAGGCCACAGGTCGAGAGACCCTTCTCGATGCCGCTCGACGCAACCTGATCGACGTCCCCCGGATGCAGGCACAGGTCGGCGATGTTCTGCTCTTTCGACTTCGCCGCAACGGTCCTGTGCGCCACTGCGCCATCCTCGCGGATAAGGACGGAATGATCCACGCATGGTCGGGCTACGCGGTTGCGGAAGTTCCTTTCGACTCCGCTTGGCAACGCCGTCTTTCTCATGTTTTTCGTTTTCCAGAATAGAGATCCGATATGGCCACACTTCTCCTGACGGCTGCTGGTTCTGCCATCGGCAGCGCGGCCNCCTGCGGGTTTGGGGTTTCTTGGAACGACAATCTCGGGCGCGGCGATCGGTAATGCAGTTGGCGGCGTGCTCGGCCAAGCCCTTGATCAACGCCTCTTTGGCTCTGGCGCACAGGTTCGCGAAGGCCCACGCCTTAAAACCCTCGACATTCAAACCTCGACGGAGGGTGAACCAATCCCTCGTGTGTTTGGACGGATGCGCCTTGCCGGGCAAATCATCTGGTCCACGCGATTCAAAGAAACGCCGACGACACAGCGACAAGGTGGCGGCAAAGGCATCGGCGGCGGCCCTTCAGTCGAAACCACCACATAAAGCTATNGGCGGCGGCCCTTCAGTCGAAACCACCACATATAGCTATTCGGTTAGCTGTGCGATGGGTCTCTGCGAAGGCCCGATTACGGGAATAGGGCGCATCTGGGCGGATGGGAAACCGATGCCGCTCGAAGATGTAACATGGCGTTTACACAAAGGGATGGAAGACCAAGCCCGTGATCCGTTGATTGCCGCGCTCACGCCGGACACGCCAGCTTTTCGCGGAACGGCCTATCTGGTCTTTGAGGACCTGCCGCTCGAACGGTACGGCAATCGCCTGCCACAGATCACCGTTGAGGTGCGCCGAGCCGCTAATCCGACGATCGAACATAGAGACGGCCCTTCTGTTTCTGATCTACTGACCGGTGTCGCGCTCTCGCCTGGGTCTGGCGAATTTGCTCTGGCGACTCAACCAGTTCGGCGCGTTCTCGGCGAGGGTGTCAGCGCCAGCGAAAACATCAACAACACACGCGGCATCCCGGATTTCGCCGCTTCAATGGATCAGCTTGCCGACAGCGCACCGAATGTCGACTCCGCATTGTTGGTGGTCAGTTGGTTCGGCACCGACTTGCGCGCAGGTCAGTGTCGAATTCGCCCCGCCGTGGATCGCCAAAACAAAGAAACAGAACCATTAACGTGGAAAGTTGCTGGCGAAACACGAGGCACTTCCGCTCTCGTAAGTGAAACGAATGGAAGTTCGACCTACGGCGGAACTCCCGCCGACATTGCCGTCTTTCAGGCAATTCAAGAACTGCGCGCGCGCGGCAAGAAGACGGTATTCTATCCATTTATCCTGATGGATATCCCACCAGACAATCCGATGGGTCAACCCGCTCACCCTTGGCGGNCATTTATCCTGATGGATATCCCACCAGACAATCCGATGGGTCAACCCGCCCACCCTTGGCGGGGGCGCATTTTCGCGCAGACTTCTGAAGAGGTCGAAAAACTCTTTGGCTTGGCGCAACCCGCCGATTTCGGCGCGTGGGATGGTGGAACGCTCTCAGGTCCGGCTGAACCAACACTGCGGCGCATGGTGTTGCACTACGCACATCTTTGTGCAGCAGCGGGGGGCGTCGATGCTTTTGTGATTGGATCAGAGCTCCGCGATTTGACTCAAAGCATATCCCCGGACTACCCCGCTGTCACAGAGCTGCGCCGCCTCGCTGCGGATGTCCGCATGATTCTACCCAACGCAAAGATTACCTACGCGGCGGATTGGTCAGAATACAATAGCCATCGCCCGGACGGAGAAGTGTACTTCCATCTCGACCCCCTTTGGGCCGACCCGAATATCGACATGGTAGCGATAGATAATTATCTGCCTTTGTCAGATTGGCGAGCGGGAAAAGAACATCTCGACGCCCAGTCCTATCCGTCGATCTATGACCCCGTATACCTTGCAATCAATGTCGAGAACGGTGAACACGCCGACTGGTTTTACGGTAGTGAAGCGGACAGGTCCGCGCAAAACCGGACACCGATCATTGACACTGCTCATGATGAAGACTGGGTCTTCGGAGTTAAAAAAATCCGCGATTGGTGGCGCAACCCTCATCATAACAGACCCGGCGGCGCACGCGATGCGTCATCAACCGCATGGCAACCAAGCTCAAAACCGATTTGGTTTACGGAGGCGGGCTGCCCGGCGGTCGATCATGGTACAAACCAGCCGAACGTGTTCGTTGATCCGAAGTCATCTGAGAACGCACTACCGCATTTTTCCCGCGGTATTCGGGATGACGCCATCCAGCGTCGGTATCTCCAGACGATGCTGTCCTATTGGCGAGATGATCCGATGGTGGAGAGCATTCATATATGGACGTGGGACACCCGTCCCTATCCCGACTTTCCGCTTCGCAGCTCAGTCTGGAGTGACGGTGAGAA